TTTAGCAGCAAGGACTGTTACAATAGCTAGTAATGGTACAGGCACTTATGGAACAGAGAATATTTTAAATAGTAGTTCAATTAATGATAAAGGTAGTTGTTATTATGATAGCAGTAAAGATGTTGTAGTTATAACTTACTCCGCAACATCAAGCCACACAGCAACAGCGATGGCAGTTACAGTTTCTGGTGGAACTATTACAGCAGGTACTGCTGTATCCACAGGTATTAATACAACTTATCAATCTGCAACAACTTATGATGAAAATAGTAATATAGGTGTTTACGCATATAGAGATGATACAAATACTAAAGGTAAAGTTCGCACTATAACTTTAAGTGGTACAGGTAATAGGACAATAACATTAAATACAGAAGTTGAATTTCACGGTAATGCAGCTCGTGTACAAAAAGATAGTTTAACTTATGACCCTGTTTCAAAAAAATGTTTTGTTGCCTTTTGGACAGGTGCTGATTGGAAGACATATGGTGTGGTTTTAACTGTTTCTGGTACAAGTGTTTCTGCTGGAACTGCTGTTTTAATAGATAATTCATTACCAAGCAATTCTCTTGCCTGTCAAGCAACAGCTCAAGGGGGTATAACAGTTGCATTTAGAGATTCTGCTGCACCAAAATATTTTAAAGGGGTTGTTGCTACAATAAGTGGCACAAGTTTTTCTTTAAGTAATGCAAACACATTAAATTCTGAAGAAGTAGATAGTGAATGGGTTAGTATTGCCTATAAATCGACAACCAAAAGCAATACAATAATTTATGTTACAGCAGGAAGTGAAGAACTTGAACAAATAACGACAGTTCCTAATGGAACAATAGAAGCATCAAATCTAACAACAGAAAATTATATTGGTATTGCAAAGTCTTCATCTTCAGCAGCAAATAAAACTGCAATAATTACTGTTGATGGAGGTGTTGATTCTAATCAATCAGAATTAACAGCAGGACAATTGTATTATATCCAAACCGATGGTACAATCAGCACCACTGCTGGAAGTCCATCAGTCGTTGCAGGAATTGGTCTATCTGCAACGAAATTATTAGTGACCAAATCGTAAAAGGAGAAAATTATGAAAGCGATTACTTGGAAAACAGATGAAGGTGGTTCAGACAGAATAGGAGCTGTTATCTACTTATTTGCAGATAGCACAGTTATTAATCTTGAATCAAACCGAACTGTAATTGGTGATCCAGAAGAATTAATTATATCTGACTGTAACAGTAATAATGTAACTGTACATACAGGAGTTACCGACCCAGGCGACTATTGGGGTTGGAAATATAATTATGATGGATCATCACTATCGAGCAATACCCGATTTAAAGGTGACTCAATTCTTACAAGTGCTTTAAATGATTCTGCTACGACTATTCCTGTTAAAAATTCTAAACCGTTTGTCACCTCTGGTGGAACTGTACAAATTGGTGATGAGAAGATTACATATACAGGAGTCACAAGCACATCTTTAACAGGTTGTACTCGTGGAGCAAGTTCGACAACTGCTGCTAGTCATAGTCAGGATGATAATATAGTACAGGTGTAATTAAATAAATGTATAGTGTAGCATCATATTCTCAGATACCCTTTTCTGATCAAGGGTCTATATCTGTTAGTGTTGCAGTATCTGGTGTTTCTGCTACAGGTGCTGTAGGAACAGCTTCTGCTGGGCAGTTTGTAACTGTTGTTCCTACTGGAGTAGAAGCAACATCTGCTGTTGGTACACCTACATTTAAATTAGATTTTACATTATCTGTTACAGGGGTTGCAGGAACTTTCCAATCTATTGGGCCGTATTCGGTTAATGTTCAAAGTAATGTAACTATATATGTAACAGGCAATGATATTGCTGCAACTTCAGCATTAGGTAATGAAGAAGTCTTACTAGCTCCAAATGTTTATCCAACCGGAGAAACAGCAACTGGAGGGGTAGGAACTCTGTCAATAACTACAGAAGCTATTGTTAGTGTAACCAATACGAATTTATTAATGACATCAACATTGGATGATGTTAGTGTTGGAACGGGTATAACAGTATTCCCAACTGGAGTTTCAAGCTCAGGAAGTATAGGATTTATTACTTTTGCTTGGGGTTCTGTTGTTTACCCAACAGGAGTTTACGCTACTGGTCAAATTGGCGATTTATTACTTTGGCAAGAAGTAGATAGTAGCCAAACACCAAATTGGACAAGGATTGCTGCATAATGGCTACATATAGTAATTTAGGTATAAAATTAATTGGCACAGGTGAGGAATCAGGTACCTGGGGTACAAGTACAAACACAAATATGGAATTGGTTGACCAGGCAATATCTGGTTATATTAGTCATGGATTATCAGATGGTGACGCAACTTTAAACATAACTGACGGCTCTAGTTCAACTTCAAGAAATAAATACATTAATTTTACTGGCACTTTAACAGCACATAGAACAATAACATTAGGCCCAAGTGATTTAGAAAAAACTTGGTATATTAAAAATGCCACGACAGGTGGTTTTAACTTAGTATTTAAACAAGGTTCATCTGGTACAACTGTAACAGTTCCAAATGGTATTACTGCTATGATTTTTTCTGATGGCGGTGGATCAACAAATGGTAATATAAAAAATGGTATAGGCACTCTTTTAACAAACGGTCTTATTCCAGAAGCGGACAACACGCATGATTTAGGTTCTGCTACATATGAATGGAAAGATTTATATGTTGATGGTATTGCTTATTTAGATCAAGTTGATATTGATGCTGGAGCTATAGATGGTGTTGATATTGGTTCTAACGCAGCTGCTACTAATTTAACTGTTGATAGTGTTAATATTAACGGAAATGAAATACAAGCAACATCAAATCAATTAGCTTTTGTAACTGGTGGTTCAGCTGAAAGAGTGAGAATAGATAGTTCAGGTAATATTTTTTATGGTGGAAGAACTACAACAGGTGCTACAACTAACGCTACTGCATATCTTGATACAAGCACAATGTATAAATCTTATCAAGGTACTGGTACACCACATATGACATTTTTAAATGGTTCTACTACTGTAGGAACTATTACTAACAACGGCACGAATGCCGCTTATAATACAACTTCTGATTACCGAAAGAAAAATGTAATTGGTGATATAGAAGATGCATGTGAAAGGGTTCTTGACCTTCGACCCCTTCAATATGAGTTTAAGGATATTATTAGTCCTACAAAACAAGAAGGTTTTTTAGCTCATGAAGTACAAGAAGTTGTACCTCAAGCAGTCACAGGTGATAAGGACGCTGTTGATCCAGTAACAGACGCACCAATCTTGCAGCAATTAGATCATTCTAAGCTGGTTCCTTTACTTACTCAGGCATTGAAAGATGCTATCTGGAAAATCGATGACCTCGAAGAGAAAGTGGAACAATTGCAAGATGCCGTTAGCGAAATTTAATTTTAGACCAGGAATAAACAAAGAAACAACAGATTACACAGATGAAGGTGGATGGACTGATGGTAATCTTGTTCGTTTCCAATCTGGTCTTCCTCAAAAAATAGGTGGTTGGGAAAAGTATTCTGACAATTCTTTTATTGGTAGTTGTAGGACATTATTTGAATGGTCTGATTTTGATGGTAATCAATATGTAGGCGTAGGAACTAATCGTAAATTTTATATTTTATCTAATGGTTCTTATTATGACATTACACCATTAAGAGCAACACAAACTGTAAGCAATCCAATGACAACAAATGGCACAACTTCAGTGCGGTTTACTGTCACATCCCATGGATGTGCAACTGGTGATTTTGTAACGATATCAGGACTTTCCGCACCTGTTAATGGCATTCCAATAACAGAAATAAATGCAAATCATACAGTAGCTGTTGTAGATGCCAATAATTTTGATATAACAGTAAGTACGACTGCTTCTGGTTCGACTTCCAGTACTGGAGGCTCTCTAACATTTAAATTTGAAATTCCGGTAGGAGAAGACCAACAATCCTTATTAGGTGGTTGGGGAGCCAGTACATGGAACGCTGGTTCATGGGGATATGGTACTCCTTCAGCTGGATTTAGATTATGGAATCAGGATAACTACGGTGAGGACCTTATTATTAATTATCGGGGTGGAGCTATTTACCAATGGGATGAGTCTACAGGGACGGCTTCCCGTGCCACCAACATTACGGCTGATGCGAGTGCCAATCTTGCACCAACAAAAGCTAACCAAGTTATCGTATCAGAAAGAGACGGACATGTTATTGCCCTCGGAGTTGATCCAATATCAGGAGTATCAAGAACTGGAACTATAGACCCTATGATTATAGGAATCTCCAATCAAAACAGTGCTGTTGATTGGGAAATAAGAACTGATGGGACATCTACAGCAGATCAAATCGAATTAAATTTAGGCTCTGAAATCATTGGTGGTCTTCAAACAAGACAAGAAATATTAGTATGGACCGATGTCGCATTGTTTTCATTGCGATTCGTAGGCGGACCCCTTCCCTTTACCACTTCTCTCCTCGCTAGGGGTCCGTCGATTTTAGGACCTAATGCTGCTGTCAATGGTGCTGACGCAACATTTTGGATGG